GGTTTCATTACACTTCTCCAGTAATATGTTTATAGATTTCTTTCCATCTCCAATATCTTGGAATCTCGCCTTTATAGTGAGCATTGTGAGAGTGAGCTACAAGAATAGAATTAAGTCCCAATTCAACACCTAATTCAGCATTTTGTACTTTATCTTCTATCCAAAAACATTCACTATTTGCATAGGGTAGGAGAGCATCGTCTTTGTCAGCTCCACATGGTAGACAGATTACTTCATCCCATAATTCTCTACCGAATAATAGGTCTAGGTTCTGGTATCTTAATCTTTGTGCATACTTATCACTACTCAATGATGTAATACAATGGAATCTATATCCATGTAACATATTAAGTCTTTTCATGTAATAAACAGCATCTCTTAAAGGTGGTAAGAATGCAATTGCTGCCGACTCATTGAATTGTCTGACTAATTTCTTAGCCTCTGGTTTCTCTAGTTTAAACCTCTTGGCAATGTCATATTCATTGGTGACTTTTGTTGGAATGCCTTGATGATGCATCCACTGCGTAAATGAGTATTCCCAGTCACAGAGAACCCCGTCGCAGTCTACTAATATTATATTTTCTTTCATATTTCTCCTTATCATGGGTATATTATACTATGGACATACCCGTTTGTCAACCATTTTGTTGAATTAATATCGTTTATTTTAATGGTTTGGGACTACATCCTTCAGAATCATGCTTTACTATCCTTTCTACCATAAAAAAACCCCTCCGAGAGGGGTATAAAATTCTCTCTTTATGTGTATATTATACTACAAAGAGAAGGTTTTGTCAACACTTTTTTTACTAAATTTTCACAATTTCTTGCGGTTGAAAATGTGTGTCAAGTGTCATTAATTTATCTTCATATTCTGCAATCTTTCCGATTTCTGCAGAGATAGTCTCCATAATATCAATGTGTTCTCCAACACCTACTGGGTTAGCAAAGAATGCCTCAACATTCATCTTGTGTTTACCGATTTCGCCATGGTAGTGGTTCTTCAGTGCTGTTATCATTCGGGTTCTCATAATATCTCCTAATTTCCAAATATACGCTTTCGCTTCTGTTCAAGGTTGTATTGTTCTATTACATCTAATAGTGGTTTAACCCAATTATCTCTATGTTCTATAAAGACCTGTGGTTCTTCATTATCTACTGCAATCAATACAACCAATTGTGTAATAGGTTGTCCAGTTCTTTCTTCCCACATTATTGCATAAGCGCAACACTGCATGAAATAACCTTTCACCCATTCCTTCTTTTTTAGTTTACGGGAGGTTTTATAATCCACAATAGAATCTTTGCCATCCCATACACCTACACAATCCACTCTGCCAGCCAGACCTAAATGTTCTGAATATAGCGGCGCTTCTTGTGCATAAACTGTACTCAACCGAGTATCCAGTTGTTCTTTTACATCATGAAAGGACTGTAATACGTGAGGCATTACACCTTTAGCAAAGTCTGGATCGTTATTAACATATCTCTCCAATAAATCGTGTACCGCAGTACCTCTGCCTGATGCTATTCTTGATATTTTATTGGCTTCTGCTTCACCAACTCTTGCTCTCCATTCTTGAATTGCCTCTCGGCTTAGAATGGATAATACTGTTGTAATAGAAGGATAACTATCACCACTAGGAGTGGTGTATGTTCTACCAGTAGCGCCTGTCTTTGCAGAAAGGTCGTCATATCCCAAATCAATTTTCTCATGTTTAAAGTTTCCCATTTTCTACTAATTCCTTTGTCATTATAAAGTCACGTACAAGGCCAGATCTGACAATATCTTCCCAAGTAAATTCAATGTGATCAAAGAGTTTCATGTTCTCTAAAATCTTTGTAAACTTTTCTAACCCTTCTCTATCACCAGACTTAGTGAAGTCTGATTGGTAATAATCGCCACATAATATAATCCTACAATTATGTCCGAGACGAGTAATAACAGAACAAAGTTCGTGATATGTTAAGTTCTGTGATTCATCTATTAGAACAACACAGTCAGTAAGGGTAATACCTCTTATAAACGAAGTTGTTAAAAATTCAATCTGTTTGTTATGTTCAATCTTTTTCCACGCGTCTTTATCTTCAAAGAGTTGTGTTAGAATAGAATAATAAGGTGCTTTATACGCATCTTCTTTTTCTTCCAATGTGCCAGGTAAGAATCCCATATCTCGTGTTGGTACGGCTGATCTTACTATCACTAATTTCTTTTCTGGTTTATTCTTATCCATAATATCTAATAGCGATAAGTATGTAGAAATATATGTCTTACCCGTACCTGCGGATCCAGATAAAACCAAATTAAAACCATCTTTCCAAGATGCGAATACATCTTCTTGTGATTTGGTAAGTGGTTCTAATGTAATTAGATGTTCGGTTCTTAATTTAGAAGGTTTCTGATTCATTTTGTTTTAATATTATCCTTATATCGTGGCGGTAAACCTGATTTGATTTTATCTTGTACTTCTTTCCATCCATCTCCGGCCCTACTTACTACACTCTTAACTCCACCAACTAATGCAGGTGCAGAAACAACTTGCTCTACATTTGGATCTTTTGAGTATTCTACCATAGAAGAAATAGACATTATTTTTGTTTCTATTTCTCCAGTTTTTAAATTTTTAAAATCATATGTTGGCATGTATAAACCACTCCGGTATGTTACGTTTAGTCCAATCCATTTTGAATCGACTTTGTTTAGTATGATAAAAGTTTCTATAAGATTTTACTGCGTCAGTACCACCTAAACTAGTAACTACACATTCTGGATTAGAACCCATAGCTAGTTTAAATGCTGTTCTACCAACTGGTATATTCTGTGGCAGTTTCTTTAGTAGTGAACGAAGTTTAGTATCTGTAGAATGTATTTTACCATACCTATATGTATATTCATCACATAATGCAATGAAGTGTTCATAGTGCCAGGTATAATTACAACACCCTTCGCGTGACCAAACTGTACATGGATGATTGTGATGAACTGCCTTATATAAAGTGTTCTCTCTATCATCGTCTAGTTCGTAGTATTTAAGGGTTCTTTTGCCAGATTTGGACTTTCTCATTGTAACACTGCCATCTAACATTCTGTGGACTGTGGATAACATTTGTGCAGATTCTACAATCATTTTGACAACGTGTTTATCACACTGTTCTTGTGCCGCCAATACGGGGTCTTCATTTAATATAAAAATATTCATAATGTATATTATAACACACTTAGTTTAATTTGTCAACCATTTAATGCAGTAAATATATTTCTTAATAATAGTAGTAGTCCCGCTCCATTTAGAATAATAAGAGCTCGATCTTGCCATAGAATTGATACCCATAGCCATAGTGTAATACCAATAACAGAGAATCCTAAGTCCCACATTTGTAGACCTTCAATTCCTCTTAGTGACATTGCACATAGAACAAATATAGACGCTACCCACTTAACATACCAATCTAAGGTATTTTTGGGTGTTGCTGATTTAAAGATTCTTTTAGAATTTTCTATTTCTTCTTTTGTAAATTTTTGAGTCTTCATGGTATTAGGCCCTGGAAATCAGGGCCGGAACCCTGTTAACCTCCTTTAACTGTCGCCATATTCATATCTTCAATATGTCTATTCAGGAATTCTATTTTCTTCTGCATTTTATATGCAAGAACTTCTTTTCCTTTGCGTTTCAGTTTCTTCTGATAGTATATTGCCTCTTTTTGATCTTTCTTAAGGCGTTCAATCTGTACATGCATAGTGTTTCTCCATGGGTTAATTGATAAGCTATCATCATAAAGGTTTTTCTATAGGCATGTCCTCCTTATAAAGTACTACTATTTACGGATTAAGTTAGGGAATGCATCATTAACTAATTTCTTTGTTAATCCCTTAAACTTAAGGTCTTTGTTAACTGCCGCAATCATTACTTCCGCATCTTCTGGGTTCACTGATTCTAGTAATCGGATATATTGAGATTCTCTTTTAATCTGATTCATACCAGAATGAATACCTTCAAAGAAGTATGCAAAGTATGGCATGTTTTTATGGAGAGTTGAAAAATTTAACCCATCAGGCGCGTCATCTTTTCTATATGGCGGTGAACCTTTAGGTAACAGAGATACAATAGTATCGTCAAAATTAATTCTTAGAATATCTTTTAGGGCCGGACAATCTGCTTTTTGTAATAGCTCGATCTTGGCCTTTTTAGTATTTAGTTTGGCGGTCTCTTTTAAGACTTCGTGTACGTTTTTACGCATTATAAAACTCCTCTACGCATTCAATCAGGTTGGTGCATCTTTTTTTAATTAAGTAATTCAAAACTTTCATTTTCATTGGCAGTTTTTGACTATCATATTTATTTATAATGGATTCCTGAATAGTTTCTGGAATTTCATTAAGATCAATTAATGTCTTATTTCTTTGATAGTTTCTGTATAATTCTTCTGGCATTGCAGACTTAAGGTCATCACTTCTTTCTAACCAGTCATCAATACGTGTCTGACGTAAAGGTGTTTGTTTAGCTGATTCATTGATGAAAGTATCATCCTTAGATAGAATGTTTGGAATCCCATCACCAGTATCACCTCTCATTATATGATTAAATAGATATGTTCTAGGGTTCTTATCTGTTACAACTTTCTTTTGTATAGGAGAGAATTGTTTTACATTCTTATACTTCTGCAATTGGATAAAATCTTTATCAGAAGATACAATCATTACAGGTTCGCCTTGACCAAACTCTTGTGTACGTATTGCTAGTGCACCGATAATATCATCCGCTTCACAACCTTCCATGTGTAATACTTTGTATGGGAAGTTCTCCATAAGTTCTTCTCTTAC